TGGCCGTCGGCCCTGACGGGATGCCGTTTATCGACTTCTCAAACCTGACCCGGGACCAATGGGCGGCGATCAACTCGGTTGAGACTGATCGCGGGCTGGATCTGGACAAGAAGGGCGAGCCGACCGGAACCATGGTCGGAAAGGTCAAATTCAAGCTGCACGACAAGCGGGCGGCGCTGAATGACCTTGGCCGATACCTCAAGATGTTCGTCGACAAGGTCGAGCACTCCGGCAACGACGGCGGCCCAATAGAGTTCACCTTCTCGCTTGATAGGGCGTCTAGCGACGATGAAGACGGCGCAGGCGCTTAAGTACCGCAGGCCGTGGCTAGCACCATACCAGCAAGAAGCTTTATTCGGACCCGATCGATACGCCGTAATCGAGGGCTCGACCAAATGCGGGAAGACGGCACCGTGCCTAGTTTGGCTTGCCGAACAGGCTATGGCCGGAAAGGCTGGCCAGAACTTCTGGTGGGTGGCGCCGGTCTACCCACAAGCCGAGATCGCCTTTCGCCGCATGAAGCGGGGGTTGCCGTCCCCAGTCTATCGCGCCCACAATGGCGACAAGTGGATAGAGCTCAAGAACGGCGCCCGTATGTGGTTCAAGTCGGCTGAGAAGCCTGACAACCTATACGGCGAAGATGTCTACGGGGCTGTGATCGACGAGGCTTCCCGCTGTAGGGAAGAGTCCTGGCACGCGGTGCGATCGACGCTGACGGCCACCCGTGGCAAGGTCCGCATCATCGGGAACGTCAAGGGACGGAAGAACTGGGCCTATAGGCTGGCCAGGCGCGCTGAGGCAGGCGAGCCAGGGATGGTCTACCGGAAGGTTACGGCCATCGATGCCGTCAAGGCCGGCCTGATCCCTCAAGAGGAAGTCGACCAGGCCAAGCGAGACTTGCCGGAGGCGATCTTCCGCGAGCTCTACATGGCCGAGCCGTCTGATGATGGCGGCAATCCATTCGGCATCTCGGCCATCCAGAAGTGCATCAGGCCGATGTCGGTCTCGAGCCCCGAATCCTGGGGTTGGGACTTGGCCAAGAGCATGAACTGGACGGTCGGCGTAGGGCTGGACGAAAGTCGGTCAACCTGCCGGTTCGAACGGTTCCAGAGGCCATGGGAAGATACGCTCAGCGCCATCGTGCGGGCGACTGGTGATACGGCGGCGCTTGTAGACGCTACGGGCGTCGGGGATCCAATCGTCGAGCGATTGCAGCGTGAAGGAGCCGGCCATTTCGGCGGCTTCAAGTTCACAGCGCAATCCAAGCAGCAGCTCATGGAAGGCCTTGCCGTCGCTATCCAGCGGCAGGAGGTGACGTTCCCGGATGGTCCGATCGTCTCCGAGCTCGAGGCCTTTGAGTACGAATATTACCGCGGCGGTGTGAAGTATAGCGCCCCTGAAGGGATGGATGACGACTGCGTCATGGCTTTGGCGCTTGCCCTGAAGGCCTCCGAAACCTCTTACAGGCTGCACGTCGCGCCACTCCGGATATAGCCCAATGGAAGACGACAAGGTTGACCAGCGGTCATCCGCAGTGGATGCGATGGCTGGTGCGTGGCCTGTCATCGATGCCCTTGTGGGCGGCACCAAGGCTATGCGCGCCGCCGGCAAGAAGTACCTGCCGCAATGGCCGCAGGAGGACGACGAAAGCTACAAGGACCGGCTCAACTCGGCCGTTCTGTTCAACGCTTTCACGCGCACCACGGATGTACTGGGCGCGAAGCCGTTCTCAAGGCCGATCCAGATCGAGAAGGGCACGATCTCCTCGGCCGTAGAGGGGCTGCTCGACAACGTCGACATGCTCGGCACGGACCTGCATGGGTTCTGCGGCCAGGTCATGCTGGCATGCCTGCGCTATGGTCTGCATGGCGTGCTGGTGGATACGCCGCGGGCGGCTGGCGTCAGGACGGTTGCGGATGAGAAGAAGGCCGGCATTCGGCCCTACTTCACGCATTACCCATGCGGCTCGATCCTGGGCTGGCGGGCGGCACGTGCAGGCGAGGATGGCCTGTACCTCACCCAGCTTCGGCTCTGGGAAGAGGTGACGGAGGAAGACGGGCGCTTCGGCGAGAAGGTCGTCGAACAAGTCCGCGTCCTCGAGCCCGGCCGATGGGAAATCTGGCGCAAGGCCAAGGCCGCTGACGGCACCCAGAAACAGACTTGGGAGCTGTTTGACGAGGGCACGACCACCATCGCGCCCATTCCGTTCGTGTTCTTCTACGGCCTGCGTGAGGGCTTTGGCATCGGCAAGCCGCCTTTGCTCGATCTGGCCTACATGAACGTCGAGCACTGGCAGTCCTCCAGCGACCAGCAAACCATTCTGCATGTCGCGCGGGTTCCTGTCCTGTTCGCCAAAGGCTTCAAGAAGTCAGACAAGATCGTCGTCGGCTCCAAGGCGGCCACGGTCACTGACAACAAAGACGCCACGCTCGAGTACGTCGAGCACACCGGCGCCGCGATCGAAGCCGGCCGCCAATCCATCCACGACCTTGAAGACCGCATGCGGGAGGTCGGCGCCGAGCTCCTGACCGAGCGCCAGGGCGAAGTCACCGCCTCTCAGGTCAACTCAGAGGACGAGGACAACCGCTCGACACTGCAAAAGATCGTGGAGGAGTTCGAGGACTCGCTGGAATCCTGCCTGCGGCTCATGGGCCTGTGGATGGGCGAGAAATCCGACCCGGAAGTCCAAATGTTCAAGGATTTCGCGAGCGGCGACCTGTCCGGCAAGACCGGCGATCTTCTGATGGGAGCGGTCGACCGCAAGGTCGTCTCCAAGCAGACGGCGCGGGAGCATCTGAAGCGGGCCGACGTGCTGGCGCATGATCTGGACGAGACAGAGGAAACTCGGCGCCTGCAGGCTGAGCTAGATGCGGCGCTGAAGGACGAGCAGGCTAGGGCGAAATTGCAGGCGGGCGCCGCAGAGTAGAGCAGGAGCATATGATGGCTGGCGACGATTTGAAGCGTGTCCTGATCAGGGTCGGAGAAAGACCGTCTGACTTCATGTTGACGGTCGATGGCGTGAAAATCGAGAATGTCACCAGGGTGGCATTCGACCTTTCTGCCAACAAATTCACCGTCCTCACTATTGAGATGTATGTCGGCGAACTACTTGTCGATGGAATTCTGCAAACAGAATCTGCGATCTTCAACAAAGCACCTAGCGAAAGATAATCAGTCACGAGGGCCATTCAGCCCTCACCCTGCCGCAACTCGGATGAGAAGCGGCGCATTCGGGCTTGGATGAGCCCACAACAGCGGATCAGACATGAAGCTCAAACTTGATGACGCCGGCCACGTCGTGGTCGCGGACGGCAAACCTGTGTACGTGTACGACGACGGCAAAGAGGTTCCCTTCGATGCCGCTGGCACCGTGGCTACTATCTCCAGGCTGAACGGCGAGGCCAAGGGCCACCGCGAAGCCAAGGAGAAGGCCGAGGCAGCCCTGAAGGCGTTCGAGGGCATTGAAGACCCTGCCGCTGCGCGCAAGGCGATGCAGACCGTCAAGAACCTGAACGATAAGCAGCTAATCGATGCCGGCGAGGTCGACCGAATCAAGGCCGAAGCCAAGCAGGCATATGAGGAGCAGCTCCGGAGCGTCGAAGAGAAGTACAAGCCTGTTCTTAAGGAGCGCGACAGCCTCCGCAACGACCTTTTCGCCGAGAAGGTCGGCGGCGCATTCTCGCGGTCCAAGTTCATTTCGGAGAAGATCGCCGTTCCGGTCGACATGATCCAGGCCACGTTCGGCGGGGCGTTCAAGGTCGAGAACGGCGAAGTGATCGGCTACAAGGACGGCAAGCAGATTTATAGCCGCACCAATCCGGGCGACGTCGCCAAGTTCGACGAAGCGCTGGAGATCATGATCGACGCTTACCCAATGAAGGATCATATCCTGAAGGGCTCTGGTGCATCTGGCGGCGGCGCTGGCGGCGGCGGCCGTGGTGGTTCCAAGACAGTCACTCGCGCTCAATTCAATGAGATCGCAACCAGCGATCCGGCCAAGGCGTCTGCGCTGATGGCTGACGTGCGCGCCGGTAAGGCCGAGCTCGTCGACTAACGCAAATGACGGACAGGACATTCGTGTTCTTAGCCTCCTGCGTGGCCTTTATCGGCATCGCTGGCCTTTTGATCTGGCTCGACCCAGGCTCAGGCTCATCATGCCGACAAGGCCACATAGTGTGGGGCCTCAAGCTCCCAATTTTCATTTGCGATGACGTTAGAGTGAATAACTAAGACGCATCCAACTACACGCATTCAAAGGCCCCCACGCGGGGCCTTTTTCATACCCGGCCAACCCTCGGATGAGGCGGCGGCGCTCAGGGTCGGATGACCCAAACCACACACAGCAGCGCACCCAAACCCCATTCATCCCATCCGAGGAATAGGCCCAAATGGCTAATACTTTGACGTCCCTTACGCCTACCATCTACGAAGCGCTCGACATTGTCTCGCGCGAGCTGGTCGGTTTCATCCCCGCCGTCAACCGCAACTCGAGCGCCGAACGCGCCGCTCTGAACCAGCAGATCCTGGTTCCGGTCGTTCCCGCCAACTCGCTGGCCGACAATACCCCGGCCGTGACTCCTCCGAACACCGGCGACCAGACCATTGCCAACGTCTCGATGACGATCAGCAAGTCGAAACACGCCCCCATCCGCTGGAACGGCGAAGAGCAGCGCGGCCTGATCAATGCAGGCAACTATGCTGGCATTCTCCGCAACCAGTTCACGCAGGCGTTCCGCTCGATCTGCAACCAGGTTGAGAACGATCTGGCCGTTGCCGCCTATCAGGGTGCTTCCCGCGCCTATGGTACCGCTGGTACCGCGCCATTCGGCACCGCTGGCGACCTGTCGGACATCGCTGGCGTCAGGAAGATCCTTGACGACAACGGCGCTCCCCAGAGCGACCTGCACCTTGTTCTCGGTACCGCTGCGATGGCGAACATCCGTGGCAAGCAGAACGTGCTGTTCAAGGTCAACGAGGCCGGCACCGCCGAACTGCTCCGTGAGGGCACCATCGGCCGCCTGGAGGGCTCTGCGCTCCATAGCTCGGGCCAGGTCATCACCACGACCAAGGGC